ATCACCCCCGAACAAGCCCAGGAAGCGTTCGCTCGACGCGGACAGTTGGAAGGCTTGTATCAGCCGCTCACCGGCGAAGAAGCCCTGACGGAACAAGAGGCGTTGGGTGCCACCTTCGGCTACGACGTGCAGGCACAGCAACGGCTTGAACGTCGCCGCGCCCAACGTGTCGGCGAGTTCCAGGCTGGCGGCGGGTTCGCCCGCACCACCGGAGCCACCTCAGGCACCGTGGAAACGGGTATCGGCACCGCCCAATAGCACCCCCTTGACGACCACGCACAGTGGTGTGCTATGCTCTCATCGTCACATAAGACAACAGCCATCACGACCCTCCATCGTGATGTGGGTAAAGGAGTGAGCCATGTCGAACAGCATTGACGACTACGACGACGAGGCAGGCGAACAAGCCAAAGACCCTGTTCGTTCCCGCATGAAGAAACTCGAAAGAGATTTGCAGGAACGCGACAAGCAACTGGCGGAAGCCGCCGCAGCCCAACGCGAACTGGCCTTCTTGAAAGCAGGAGTACCTGCGGACAATCCGATGGCCAAATACTTCGTGAAGGGTTACGACGGAGAAATCACCGCAGATGCAATCAGGTCGGCGGCTCAGGAAGCCGGTCTCATCGCCACCGAACAAGCCAAAGACGAGCGTTCCCAACAGGAACAGCAAGCCTGGGGCAGGTTGCAGAAGGCGTCACGTGCGGGTGAGAAGAGTGATCCAGTCATTGATTGGAACGCAAAAATCAACCAGGCACGCAACCAAGAGGAAGTGCTGCAAATCTTGGCTCAGGCAAGGCAAGAAGCAGAAAACATCTAGCCCGCAGGCCCCCGCGCCTGTCGGGGAAGGAAACAGGTAACAGCAGTGTCCAAGACTCAGCAATCGAGCCTTCTGACAGATCAGACGGCATTCGACCGAATCGCCTATTTCGCGCTCCGCAGCGAACTCTTGTTCGACGCGGTGGCCGACGTGCAACCGGTCGCCCAATCCATGCCAGGTTCGTCGGTGAAGTTCACCATCTTCAACGACCTGTCGGCGGCAACCAGCACACTCACCGAAGACACCGACGTGACGCCGGTCGTGATGAGCGACTCGCAGGTGGAAGTCACCCTTGCCGAGTACGGCAACGCGGTGAACACGACCGCCAAACTGCGCGGCACGTCGTTCCTCGACGTGGACGCTGCGGCGGCGAACGTCGTCGGTTACAACGCCGGCATCAGCATCGACTCGGTGATCCGTGACGTGCTTTCGGCTGGCACCAACGTCGTCTACGGTGGCGGCGGTTCCAGCACCCCGTCCTCGCGTGTCACTGTCGCGGCGGAAGACATCATCGAGGCGAACGACGTTCGCAAGGTCGTCGCCGCCCTCCGCGGCGCGAACGCGGTGTCGTTCAACGGCATGTACATGGGCTACATCCACCCCGACGTGTCGTACGACCTCCGTCGCGAAACGGGTGTCGCCTCGTGGCGCGACCCGCACGTGTACAGCGACCCGGCACTCATCTACAACGGTGAAGTCGGAGCGTTCGAAGGCGTGCGTTTCATCGAGACGCCGCGTGCCAAAATCTTCACCGACGCCTCGGACGGCTCAGGTTCGAGCACGGGTTCTTCGGCGACGGTCGACGTGTACTGCACGCACATCTGCGGTCGCCAGGCTCTCGCGAAGGCGCACAGCATCGTTGACGGCAACGGTCCGTTCCCGCGTGTCGTTCGCGGCCCGGTGGTGGACGTTCTGTCGCGCTTCCAGCCGGTCGGCTGGTACTGGCTCGGCGGCTACGCACGCTTCCGCGAGGCGGCGCTTCGTCGCGTCGAGTCCTCGTCGAGCATCGGCTCCAACTAGCAATAGTCGGGCCACGTGATGTGGCGGCGCGGGGTTCTCCTCCCCTCCCCGCGCCGCCGCTTCGTGGTAAAATCGATTCGTGCCGACGTTCACTCCGCCGACCGATGATCTGTTGACGTACGTTGACAGGTTGAATCCGTACGGTGTGGCGTATCGTTTGTTCCGTTTCTATTCGCCGGAGCCGACGGGTCGCAACGTGTTCCTGTTGACGGATGGGACGTTCACCGAGAACGAACCCGCCGACTTCTCGACGATTGCCACCACCTACCACGGCGGCCACGACCACCAAATCACCGCCAGTGAAGCGTCGGCGTTGACGGCGGCAGGCTACGGGGCGTACATCACGTGAGCATCCAGGGACAGTTGAACCGTCTGCTCGGCACCACGGGTGTTGATGCGCAGCGTGCCGCGAACGAACTTGCCGGCACTTCGGGCAAGGAACTGTTGTTCGCCCTCAACCAGATTGCGGGGACGACGGGCAGGGGGTTGGCCCATGTGATGCGCCTGATTTCGCAGCAGAACGCAGGCTCGTCGGGGTTGGACCCGATTGGTTCGGTGTCGTCGATTCCGACGGGTGCGGTGATTCCTGGCGGCTACGACACGGTGATCGTCGGGTTCAGTTCGTCGTTTTCGGGTGAATACATGACGTTTTACGACACCGCCGGCGTACAGTATTAGTCGTGAAACACAGGGAGACGCATCCGAACCTGGATGTTGACGGCTGTTTTGCGTGCCGTATCGCCCACTTTCGGGTGTCGGGTGCGGCGACGCCGACCCGCAAGAACGTCGGGGAGATGAACCAGAAAGAACGGGTGTTGGACAAGGATTTGGATGCCTACAAACGGATCAGGAAATCTGGTGGGCAACCCGAAAAAATCGACGGCTCCGCGAGGTTTGAGGCGACGGTTGATTGATGCGTTTGACGGTGTACGTGCCGACGTTTCAACGCCCGGAACTTCGCGCTTGTCTTGATTCGATACTGCCGCAGTTGACCGAGGACTGCAACCTCGTCGTCTCCGACAACGACCCCGACAAATCGGCGAGACCGTACTGCCAAGACCACAGAATCGTGTATTCATCCAACCACATCAACGTCGGCGCGGACGGGAACTGTTTGCGTGGCATCACCGCAGCGGCGGGCGAATACTTGTGGGTGTTCGGCGACGACGACATCATGCTGCCTGGTGCGATTGAGGCGACGCTCGGAATGTTGCGTGGACAGGACCGAATCATCCATGTGGGCGACAGGCATGGTGAAACAAGTTTCGGGTTTGACGGCACGACAGCCGAATGGATTGATTCCCTGCAAGACAAGTCGATGGTCGTCGCATCGACCCTTTGTTCGTTGAACGTGTGGCGGGTGGCGGCGTTGAGCGCACATGACGGCATCAGGGGTTTGGACACCCGCAACGTTCTGTGTTGGGCTGGTTTGGGGACTGCGACGGTGACTGTCGCCGACCGACCGTTCGTGCGCGTCGGCAGGGGCCATCCGTACCCGTTCCCCGAGTTCGGTGTCTCTATGGATCGTTACCTGTTGGCGTACCGGAACAGGTGCGGTTGCCGTTCACGGTTCACGATGCGCAACGCGAACAACTGGAACTACACGAACGTATGAGCGAAGTGTTCCATTCGGGGGCGTGGTTGAGCAGACCGAAACTGAACGTGTACACGGGCGGCACGTTCGACTTGTTCCATTACGGTCACGTCAACCTGTTGCATCAGTGCCGCGAGATTGCGGGCGGCGGTCGGGTAACGGTCGCGTTGAACACCGACGAGTTTTCCAACTCGTACAAGCAGCCCACCGTCATGTCGTTGGCTGAACGGATGCAGGTCGTCGCCGCCTGCCGCTACGTCGACGACGTGATCGTGAATCTCGGTGGTGCGGATTCCAAACCGGCGATTCTTTCGGTGTTGCCGAACGTCATCGTCGTCGGCGACGATTGGGCGGGGAAAGATTACAACCGTCAGATGGGTTTCAGCGCGGAATGGTTGGCTCGCTACAACATTCAGGTGCTGTTCGTTCCGTACACGTCGTCGATTTCCACGACGAAGATTCGTCAACGTCTGAGATGAACTATCAGCATTGGTTCGGGTTGACGGACGGACGGTTCGGTTACGGGTCGATGGTCAACGGTTTCCTCGGTTCCGTTCCCAGCGGGGTGACGCTGGATGAACGGGCATCGACCGCCATCCACATGGGGGTGCCGTTCGCCTGCAAAGGGTTCTTGGAAGGGCAATACAAGGTGAACTTCACGATGTGGGAAACCGACGAGTTGCACCACAGGTTCGTGGGTTGGATGCCGCAATACGACCAAATCATCGTCCCTTGCGAACACAACGTGGAAGTGTTCAGCCGGCATCATCCGAACGTGACTTATGTGCCGTTGGGGGTGGATGCTGCGAAGTGGCGTCCGCTGCCCCGCGACGAGAATCCGAGGTTCAGGATTCACGGTGCCGGTTCGTTGTGGAAACGGAAAGGGTTGGACATCCTCGTTGAAGCCTGCCGCCTGCTGCGGTTCGACCACGAGTTGCACATCAAACTCGCGCCCCACGCCCGCGACAACCCGCCCCTGGACACGATGCCCGAAGTCGTGTTCCATCGCAAATGGATGGGTGAGGATGAGCAGTTGGCGTTCTTCAACCAAGCCGATTTGTGGGTGGCCCCAAGCCGCGGCGAGGGGTTCGGGTTGATTCCGTTGCAGGCGATGGCGTGCGCGGTGCCCACCATCATCACCGCCACTTCTGGTCAGGCACAGTTCGCCCACCATGCGAACCATGTGGTGTCGCATCGGAAATCACCGTCTGGTGGGCAGGGGCGGTGGGACGAATCTGATCCGAAAGAGTTGGCGGAGGCGATAACGGACTGTTGGCAGAACCTCTCGAAATGGCGTGCCGTCGCCGCCAGCAGGCGGGATGCCGCGGTCGACGAGTTTTCGTGGGACAAGGCTGGACGGCTGTTGGCTGCGGCGGTGCCCAGCGGTGGGTTGTTGAGCGGCAAACCGTTCATCCCGATTGACGCCAAAATCAGGTTCAGGGTGACCCGTTTGGCGGAAGGGTCGGTGAACAGCAAACCGTTCAGGTTCCTGCCCGGGGTTGATTATGTTGATTCTGAGGGCGTGTTTGAGGTATTGTGGCATTCGGGATACATCGACAAGGAGAACAGATGAAACCCAAAAAGAAAACCAAGTCGCGAGTGAACGAGGCGGGCAACTACACGAAGCCGGAGATGCGCAAGCGTCTGTTCCAAAAAATCAAGGCTGGTACGAAAGGCGGCGATCCGGGTGAGTGGTCGGCTCGCAAAGCGCAACTGCTCGCGTCGGAGTACAAGAAGCGGGGCGGAGGGTATCGCTGATGGCGTTGTCGAAGTCGCAGCAGTCGTTGAAGGATTGGACGAAGCAGAAGTGGCGCACGTCCGACGGCAAACCGTCGAAAGGCAAGAAACGGTATCTGCCTGACGCGGCGTGGAACGCGTTGACGCCTGCGGAGAAGGCGGCGACGAACCGTGCGAAAGCGAAAGGGAACCGTGCCGGGAAGCAGTTCGTGAAGCAACCGAAGAAGGTGGCCGAGAAAGTGAAGAGGTTTCGTTGATGAAACGGTTGTCGGCGGCACAGAAGTACGGCCAGTTGAAACGGCAGACCGAGGCGGCGGGGATGTCGGTCCGCGAGAAGAACGGCAAGATCGTGGTGTCGCGCCGAAAGAAGAAGCGTCGTGGCTAAGACTCCGGCGTGGCAACGCAAAGAGGGCAAAGACCCGAAGGGTGGTTTGAATGCGAAGGGTCGTGCGTCGGCTCGTGCCCAGGGCATGAACTTGAAGCCGCCGGTGTCGGCGAAGCAGGCGAAACGTTCACCGAAAGCGGCTGCCCGCCGTAAGTCGTTCTGTGCCCGCATGTCGGGTATGCCCGGCCCGATGAAAGATTCGAAGGGTCGCCCCACTCGCAAGGCTTTGGCTTTGCGCAAGTGGGATTGTTGAGTGGTACAGTTGTAACGCCAACTCACGAAGGAGCAGTCATGCCGAAAGTCGGAAAGAAGGAATACCCGTACACCAAGAAGGGGATGGCTATGGCGAAGGCCGCAGCCAAGAAGTCGGGCAAGAAGATGAAGATGGGCAAAGGCAAGAAGTAATGCCGAACAAGAAGATGAAGAAGTCTTCCGTCAAGGGTGCGCCGGCGAAGGAATACCGTCCCGCCCCGAAACGCAAGTCGAAGAAGACGAACGCCGCACAGAAGTTCTACGGGAGTTACGCAGGGTACTGATGACCACGGCGGCCACGATCCTCAATCGTGCGTCGCGGCAACTGTTGTCGGGGACTGTGGAGGAGCGAAACAAACTTGCCGCGAGCATCAACGATTCTGCGACGAGCATCGTATTGTCTTACGATCTCGGCGGCAATCGTCCTGGGTCTGTGGTGGAAATCGAGTCAGAACTCGTTTACGTTTGGGAAGCCAACACTGCGACGAAGACGCTCACCGTCGAACGAGGATACGCGGGTACTACCGCCGCATCCCATTCGTCGGGTGCGTTGACGACGCTGAATCCGAGGTTCCCGCGCCAACAGATGTTGGATGCGTTGAACGCCGAACTTGACGACTATTCGTCGACGGCGAACGGACTGTTCAAGGTTGTGGCGACAACCATCAGTTACAACGGGTCGGACCGCCAAATCAACTTGACGAGCGCAACGAGCGTCATCGAACTGATTGACGTGCGCCTGCGTTATTTGGCCGACGATTATCCGGTGATTCGCGGGGTGCGGTTGCAGCGCGATTTGCCTACCACCGATTTCGCGTCGGGGTTCGCCATCGTGTTCGACGACGCGGTTCGGTCTGGTTCGTTGCGTGTCCGCTACAAGTCTCCGTTCACGCGTGCCACATCCGAGTCGTCGGATTTGACTTCGTTCTGCGGTTTGCCTGCGACGTGCGACGATTTGGCGGAACTCGGTGTCATTATCCGGATGATGGCTGGTCGCGAGGTGAAGCGTTCGTTCATCGAGTCGCAGTCCGATACCCGCAGGGCGGACGAGGTGCCGTCCGGTGCGTCGCGTGATTCGACGGCGAACCTGTTGCGTCTGCGGCGCGAACGCATCACGGCAGAGGCTGGGCGTCTGAAAGCGCAGTATCCGATACAGTTCAGGAAGTAGCCGATGGCGTATCTTGCCGAGTTCACCACGGCGTTCTACCCCGCCGCGGCGTTCTACACGGGTACGGGTGCGTCCGAACTCGTACCGGACGTGTATCCGGTGGCAATCAACGGTCGCCCGTACATGCTGGACATGGCCTCCAACCAGTTCACCCGCCAGTATGACGCCCGTGTGCGTGACTCGGTGGACCAGTCGACGGAACCTGGCGAGGGGGCAATCAACCCGCAGGGTTTGTGGCGCAGGTCGCAGTCGTCGTGGCATTACGGTGCGGGTCAGGAGTATTCGGATGCTGCCGATTCTGAGGCGTTCCGGTTCAATGCGAGCAAGGGTGTCAACGTGTGGGAGCGCGGCAAACTCACCTTGTTGAGCGATGTGTCGCAGGCGTTGTCGTCGGCGAACACGAACTTGAAGATGGAGACCGCCGACACCCGCGTCTATGTGACGGACGGGCAGACGTTGAAGTACACCACCGACCTGTCGACGTTCTCGACGGTGACGGGCACGGACGCCTCCGACTTCTACGACATCGCCTCGGACGGCTACAACGTGTTCTATTCGTACGCGAACGGCGACGTGGACCAGACGAATGCGGGTATCACGACGAACAGCAACTATGTGACGGGTATCGAGGCTGGTCGTATGGCGTACGTGAAGGGTCGCCTGATGGTGGCGGGGCAGGCTGCGGACAAGCACAAGATTTGGAACATTACGACGGCGGCAGGGTCGAACGTCAACAATCCTTCGGCCCTGTACACGCATCCGAACAGCAACTTCCAGTGGGTCGGGTTCGCGGCGGGGCAGAACAACATCTATTGCGCCGGGTATGCGGGCAACAAGAGCATCATCTACAAGACGGCAATCAAAGCCGATGGTACGGCGTTGGACATCCCGACGGTGGCGGGCGAGTTGCCGTTGGGTGAAATCGTGCAGGAAATCGACGGCTATCTCGGCTACATCCTCATCGGTTTGGCGGACGGGTTCCGTTTCTGTTCGGCGGACGACGCCGGCAACTTGGTGATTGGCCCGAAGATCGAGACGGGTTCGGCAGTCGAAGAGTTCGCTGGTATCGGCAAGTACGTGTATTTCGGTTGGAAGAACTACGACGGCACCTCGACAGGTATCGGGCGCATGGACATCTCGGTGTTCATCTCCCCAAACCAGCCTGCGTACGCATCCGATTTGATGGTGACGGGGCAGGGTGCAATCACGGACGTTCACGAGTTCGGCGGGGCACCGGTGTTCGCCGTGTCGGGGTTGGGGTTGTACAAGGCTCATGCGACGAATCTGGTGACCTCAGGCTATTTGGAGTCGGGTATCTACCGTTGGGGTGTGCCGGATGCGAAGTTCGTGCCGAAGATTGACGTGCGGACGCATCCGCTGGTGGGGTCGGTGACGGTGGCAATCAAGTCGGATGACGGACCGTATTCTTCGTTCCCCGCTTTCCAGCAGTCGGGGGCGCTTGAAACAACCATCAACGGGTTGGAGGACCGTGTGTTCGAGGCGGAAATCAAGGTGACGTTGACTCGGGCGACGGCGACGACTGGGCCGACGTTGACGCGTTGGATGGCTCGTGCGTATGCGGCCCCGTTGCGAAGCCAGATTTTTACGGTGCCGCTGCTGATGCACCACAAGTTGAACATCAACGGTCGCGAGTATTGGCAGGACGTGGACCAAGAGATGGCTTTGTTGCGGGATTTGGTGGACACCCCCCGTATCGTCACCTATCAGGAGAACGAGGAGTCGTTCTCGGTGGTGGTGGAGAACGTGCAGTGGCAAGCCCGGCAACTGGTGTATGCCCATCGGGAGAACGATTATGAGGGTACTGCTATTGTGGTGATGCGTAGTGTAAGATGAGGTTCCGATGGCAGCAGTAACACGCAGACAGTACAAGGGTGCGGCGGCGCAGACGACGATTACGAACTCGTTGGCGTCGGGTGACACGTCGATCACGATTGCGGCGACGACGGGTTGGCCGTCGACGGCTGCGGTGCCGTTCTATGTCGTCATCAGTCCTGGGACTTCGAGCGAGGAGAAGTGTCTTGCGACGATTTCGGGTTCGACGTTGACCCTTACTCGTGCGCAGGATGATACGACGGCTGCTTCGCATTCGTCGGGTGCGACGATTTATCCGGTGTTCACCGCCGATGATGCGGATGAGGCGAACTTCTTGGCGTCGCGTTGGACGACGAAGGGTGACGTGGTTTCGTTCAATGGTACGGATGTGGCGCGTTTGGCGGTCGGGACGAACGACCATGTGTTGACGGCGGATTCGTCGACTTCGACGGGTTTGAAGTGGGCTGCTACGACGGTGGCTGCGGGGTCGGTTGGTACTACGCAGTTGGGTTCGTTGACGGTGAACGATCAGACGGATTCGTACACGTTGGTTGCGGGGGATGTGAACAAGCGCGTCGTGATGAACAAGTCAACATCAACGACGATCACCGTGCCGAACTCGGTGTTCAGCGCCGGGCAGGTCGTCTACATCGCGAACAAGGGCGCAGGCGTCTGCACCGTCACCGCAGGCGCAGGTGTCACCGTCAACGTGTCCGGTTCATTAGCACTCTCGCAATACGGAGGCGGCACGCTACTCGCTCTGTCGGCGAGCAGTTTCATCTTTTTTCCCGCAGGTGGCGTAAGCACTCTCAGCGTCGATTATCTGCTTGTCGGTGGCGGCGGCGGTGGCGGCGGTGGACTTAGTGGAGGCAACGGTGGCGGCGGTGCTGGCGGTTTTGTCAACGAAACAGGCCGACTGATTGGTAAAGCGACTTACACCGTCAAAGTCGGCGCCGGCGGCACAGGCGGCGTTTCACTTGTCAGCAACACAGGCAAGCAAGGCACTGCGTCAAGTTTTCTGAGCAGCGCCAACGGCGGCGGCGGCGGTTGCAACAACGCTGCCGCGTTCCCTGGTGCTTCGGGCGGCGGCGCAGGCGGTGACTCGGGCGCGGCGGGCGGCACCGGTATCAGCGGCGAGGGCAACGCAGGCGGCAACGCAACAGGCAGCGGCACCGGCGCCGGAGGCGGCGGCGGCGGCGCAACGGCGGCAGGTTCGAACGGCACCAGCGCGACAGGCGGCGCAGGCGGAGCAGGAACCGCCAACTCGTACACAGGGTCATCGGTGACTTATGCAGGTGGCGGCGGTGGCGGCTCGACGACCGGCGGCGCAGGCGGCAGCGGTGGCGGCGGCGCAGGCGGCAGCGGTGCGGCAGGCACCGCAGGGAGTGCGAACACAGGTGGCGGCGGTGGCGGCTCAGGCTCGGCGGCCACAGGATCGACCGGCGGCTCGGGCATCGTCGTCATCAGATACCTCACTGCAGACGCATCCGGCTTCACGGTCACCGCATCGGGCGGCACGTCATCGACGAGCGGCTCTTACACTGTCTGGACGTTCAACGCATCAGGAAGTTTGACGGTCGCATAATGGCACACTTCGCACGCATCGAGAACGGCATCGTCCGAGAAGTGATCGTCGTCGGCAACGACGACGCACCGACCGAAGCCGCCGGTCAAGCATTCATCGCCTCCATCGGTCTCGCAGGTGAATGGGTGCAGACTTCGTACAACAACAACCCGGTCGAGGGCGCGTCGCGCGGCAAGTACGCAGGCATCGGCGACCTCTGGGACGGCTCGACGTTCACGACACCGGGAGGACAAGATGCCTAGCCTCACCGCGACACAGAAGGCAGCGCTCGCGTCGTATCTTCGCAGCGTGCTCGCCGCCGTGCTCGCAGTAGCCGCAACCGGGAACTACGCCCTGGAGGACATCGGCAAGGCGGCGCTCGCCGCGATACTGCCGCCGCTCATCCGATGGGCGAACCCGAAGGACACGGCTTTCGGGC